AAAGTTACTATACTTTGTCTCATATCCACTTTCTTTGTGAAACCAATACTATTTAACAATTTACCACTTAAAGCATTTTTTTGTGCATTAAATTTAGCTTCATATACGACCTTTGCACCGAACTCCTGTAAAACTTGTTTTAGATTATCTAATATCATCAGCAAATATTTATATCATTATCAATTAAAATATCCATTGTAGCAACCCAACCAGCCACTTCATTTTCAAAACGATCAAAAAAAGGTTCACAACTTACAACACCATCAAGTTGAAATTTGTCAGTATATAATGTACCACTCCTTAGTAATTCAATTAATTTATTTGCAACTGCTAATTGAGTGTTTAATATATCGTGTTCATTGTTATTACCTATAAATATATCTGATGTTTCTTCTTTACTTTGATCAACTATATCCATACAAATTACACTTATATTAAACCTTAATATTTGTTCCTCCTGTGTTACATTGTTTATTAATATATGACTTAATGGATATATAGTTTGTTTTGCTAAATCAATCTTAGTAATGTCTCCTGTTGTAACGCTATTTACATTCTCATCTGCCAACAATGTATCTTTTATTTTTGTAGTTAATAAGTAAAAACCTCTTACGCCTATATTACTCATTTAAAATTTTTTTTTATTTGTTTTTGTTCTAATTCGTTTTTCTCTTTTATAAATTCCAAAGCATATAAACATTCGTGCATATTTAGTTCAGTAATATCTTTGTATTTTGTAACATCTCCCTTAGCGAGTGCATAAATTGACTGATACCAACCCCATTTTTGTCCGAAATTTGAAACTGCTGAAAAGCTTCCCTCTCCTCCTGATTCATATAACCCAGCATAATCCTGCTCAAGTCGTTGCCTAAATTGTAAAAAAAAACAATACTACTAAAACAAACATTTAAAGGCATTTTTTTCATATGTTCGCCATCAGTTGTTTTGTATTTTTCTATATTATAACGATCACTATATTTTTGTGTTATTGGTCTATATAATACACTCATAGCTTTGTGCATATCATCCCAATTTTTAAAATAAGTATCTAAATCAACATACTCGCCAAAAGTCATTTGATCAAGCTCAGGGATGAAACCATACCTTATGTTGTCTATTTCAAAATGTCTTATAAGTGTTTTTTGTTCTTGTTTAAACAAATTAGTTAATGTTTTTGAAATAGAGTTTATATGTGACATACGATATTCTATTATATTACCATATGGTACTTTACAAAAAATTTCTATCATTTTTGAACCAACAATATATTGATCTTCTTCTTTCTCTTGTATATTTAGAAATTCTTGATATTGTTCTAATGTAACATCACTTAATTTATCTGGTACATTTATTTTGATTCTCATAATTATATAACAATATTAAATAATATATTTTAAAAAAAAAAGGTAGCCATTTCTGACTACCTCTCAAACAACTAACGGGAAAACTTAATAATTAACCTATGAATACAATAAATATAGTTATTTGATTTCTTTATTAAAAGGTTTTTTTGGATAATTTTTACTTAGAATGAATTTAAAATATTCTTCTTTTGTTACAAATTGTTTTTTTATTGGATGTAAATATTTCATTTTATTTCAATTTTTTCTTTCATAAATGCTGTATGTGTTCTAATCAATTGTTGTTTTTCTTTTTTTGTTTTTACATATTTGGGTATAAATAACCAATATTTAGTTTCGTTACAACTAAAAAATTTTTTCAATATCCAACCTAAAGTATACATTAATTTAGAGCTTTTGATTTTTCAACAGAAAAAGTTCTAAAGTCTTGCATAACAAAATCAAGCAACAAATAAAATGCTAATTCATTTATATCTTTGGCTTTATTGCCTGTATATGGTATTATAAAATCATTTGGTTGAAACTCCAAACAAATCAACCAACAATTGTAATAATATATAGTTTGATCACCAATATAAGATATTACATAATCTTCTATTTGATCATCAGTAGGTTCATTGTATTGTTCTCCATTTTCAGAAGCACAATGTGGACAACCAAATTCATCTGTTAAATGTTCTTTTAACTCATTTAAAAATTTGTATTTATTAAACCTGTCCATATCCTAATTTTGAATTGTAAATAGTATTTATTTGATCAAATCTATTACCTTCTAATCTACCACACAAAGGATAACACATTGATGTAATCTCCATTCCTGCTGGTATCAGCAATTTGATTGGTGTTCCGTTTTTTTGTGTAAGCAATAAGTCTTCTGTCAATATTTCAGTAATGCGACCACTATATCCCATCACTTCTCTATCTGGTTTATCTAATCGTATATTACCAACATATTTGCCACGATAATATATATCAAGATAATAACCGAATATTTTAAATTTTAATTTTCTCATTATTTATTTATTTGATTTTAATTTACAAAATATCTGTATATTCTGCAACTATAAATAATTTATTAATCAATATTTCTTCTTTTGATCTCGTTGAAAACAAGTTTATATTCATTATTATATCTTTTTGAGTAATAAGAAGATTCAGAGATTTTTTCAAGCAAGAAATCAAAGTGTCTTAATAAGTCTTCGTTTGACCAATGTAAATATAGATTTTTCATAATTATTTATTTATTTATTTAATATGAATATATATAAAATCTAAATATAAGTCAACTATCTAATTGCATACCGACCAAAGTTTGGTTGTGATAAAATAGAATAAGTACAATATCTAATAGCATCGATTGTATGATTATTTAAATCAATTGGTATATTAGTTAATTTACCTGCTTTATCTTCTTTCCATTTATAATGTGTATTTTATATCGTTTTAATAAATCAATACCTGCATTTATACTATCTTTGCCTTTTATACTTGGTCTAATATTCCAACCCATTCTTCTTAACTCTGTAATTATTCGTGGTTCACTACTATCTGCATAAATTATCTCCCTCTTAATATTGTCTTTTAAAAATTTATGTATGTCATTAGTTGTCATCATTGTTCTATATAAATACTCTTTTATATATAAATCAAGACCATTTATCCATACACCTACTAATGTTGTTGGATCATTTGTAAAACCAAAGTCCATACCTAATGCTATAAATTTTGCTTGATCAGGTATATAATTACACTCAATAAAATTAAATATAGTTGCTTGACTTATTCCTTTTTCACCTAGTCCATATATTTGCCAATATTGTTGGTCAGTTAATTTTAACCTTTCTATCTCTTGTACTAAACTATCTTCTAAAAAAGGATTGTCTTTATAAGTTGTTTTTAAAAAATCAGCATCTTTTCTTGGTATTATTTTATCATATATCCAATGATATTCTTCACTTGGGTTATAATCAATTATAATTCTATCACTTGTTCTAAACAACAATTGTTGCCAATCTTCCCAATATAACTCATTAGCTTCATTAATAAATAATAAATTTCTTTTTCTACCTCTAACTTTTACAGGTTGATCAAGAGAAATAAACTCAATTAAATTGCTATTTAAACTATATTCGTTTCTTGATTTATTGTGATTTTCTTCTAAATAAATATGTTTTTCTCTAAGTATATTTATAAAATCTCTATAAACTGTACCTCGCAAAGCTGGAAAAGTTTTACGACAAATTGTAATAACTTTTTTACTATTTCGTAAGCAATAATAGAAAATAATATAAAGAAGAATATTGTAGGTTTTCCCTGACCTTGTACCACCTTGATTTATTATAATTTTTTTATTTGAATTAACAAGATGCTTAAATACTACATTAGTTTGTATTTTTGTCTGTGTTTTCAATAATTTCTATTTTAACATCACTTGGCACACCATCTGCACCTGTAATTTCTTGTCTTTCAACATAGCCTCTTTTTTTGCCTTTTGTTTTTAAGTAAAATATAGTAGCTGCTGTTGAACCTGCTTTAATTTGTTCAAACAATTTACTTTCTACATAATCTAAACTCATATTGCCAATATCTTTTACTTGATCAGCAAAATTATCATCTTCTTTTAAATATTTATAAAATGTTGTCCTACCTATTCCTACCTTTTTACAAGCCGTAGTTACTATTCCTAAACTTTGCTCTAAAGCTTCTATTAATCCTTTTTTTATGTGTTCACTTTTGTTCACTTTTTTTGATATTTGTTTGTAAATGTAATATACTCAAAATTAAATTCATTTAATATCTTTTTTATTTTACTCATTGGAAAACTTTGACTTGCATATCCAAGTTTAAATATAAAATTTTTAAAATCAGTTAAGTCTATTTCATTTCTTGTTTGTAAATAATTTTTTATTTCTTTTTTTGTACTTTCTTTTTTTATTCTGTCAAAGTAACTTTCGTAT